GTTCTGGAGCACGTTGTACACGATAGATAAGAACAGCATCTTCTAGCAATTCTTTTTGCTTATAAACTTTAAAAATGTTCTCTAGTATTGATTGACCAAACGGCCAAAATCTATCTAATCCTTCAGTTAAACTTAAGTGAACAATGTGTTTGGCGTCAATAGCACTTTCACTTTGTCCCAATGTAAAACGACTACCGGTAGTATTATAAGGCATAGCCGGAACTGTATAACCACCTCCTGCCCCGCCACCACCGGTGCCGCCCATACCAGTTGCTGGATTAGCGGCAAAGTCTGAATTAGTTTTCTGTGCTACAGTAAGATTCTGTAAGTTGATGTTAATGTCTTTGATAACATATTGTTCAGGCTTCTTACCTTCACTTTCGTTAACAATAACTTTAATAACTTTTGTGTTATCAATCCAGAATAGTTTGAAGTTTTCTGGATCTCTTACAAATACTTGATCACCGTACTTGATTGTATTGCGGAAGATTTTGAATGTTCTTGTTCCAAATTCGTTTAGTTTACACCATTGTTGTAATTGTGTCTTTAGCAATTCTACTTCATGTGGAGTAGGATCTTCAGTAAATGCTAAATTGAATGGTGTATCGTTATGTTCGTTTTTCTGTGTACTGAACTCTGAAATGATATCTAAACATGCGTTAATTTCAGCATCAACGTCCATCATTTCATATTGATTATATCGTTCAATACGATTTGGATGACCAGTATAGACTTCTGGAAGTCTACTCATGTAGTTTTTATAGCCCATTTCATGGTTATTCCAACCGCCGGTTGATGAACCATTTTGTCCTGGGCTACTGTTCCAGGCGCCGGCATTGCTATTTCCGCCACCGATTGGACTAGAGATACCACTTTTATTCGTAAAACGTTTTTTGTAGGTCATAATATTATCTAGTATTTAGTATTAAGCCATAGCTTTTACTAATTTGTCAGAGTAAGTATTTCCCCTATCTAATCTATCAATCATATCATCCAATTTACCTGCAAGCATTTCCATAATTTCTGCATTCATTGAATAAATTTCTTTGATTGTGTTAGTAGTAGATGATGACGATGATCCTGCTATTTCAGTTGTAGCAGGGGTTTTACCCAATTGTTCTAAAATACTATTAGGACTCAATGGTGTTATAATTTCATTGCCGTGCATTTCTACAGGATATCCTGATTCAGGACCGTTAAACATTCCACCTTTTTTAGCTTTTAATTCAAAGTGAACTGGGTCCTTGAACCCCCTAGTCTGTTTCATTCCATACTTGTTCATCAACCCCACAGCAGTAGGATCTCGCCACTGTTGTATGTCTATTGCAGCGCCTTTCTCATGTTTACTAGTTCCCGGTCTTGCAATTTCCATTCCGGATGGACCTATACCAGGCCGTTCGGCTTTCACCGACTCGTCCCATAAACGTTTTTGATCAGCCGAATCACGTTTAGCACTGTTTACTTGTATTTTTTGTCCTGTAGATTTATTATATTCTGCTGCGGCACTTATAACCGCTTTTTGTAACCCAGAATCCAATGCCTTAAAGGTTTCTAGTGTGCCACTTTTACCTGCAAATGTTAATAACTTACTTACATCACTGATAGGTTCGGTTGATCCCATACTTGCAGTGTCAGGTGCTGCTGCCCTTGATTTGTAAGCACCCATAGTTCCTGCGGCAGTTGACGCTGTTGATGTAGGAGGTGCTGCTGCCGGTCCCGCGGCATTAGGAACACTCAGGTTCATGCGTTGCATTGGTGCTGCCGGTGCCGGTGCTGCTGCCGGTCCCGCGGCATTAGGAACACTCAGGTTCATACGTTGCATTGATGCTGCCGGTGCCGGTGCTGCTGCCGGTCCCGCGGCATTAGGAACACTCAGGTTCATGCGTTGCATTGATGCTGCCGGTGCCGGTGCTGCTGCCGGTGCTGCTGCCGGTGCTGCTGCCGGTGCTGCTGCCGGTGCTGCAAACTTTTTGTTATAGTCAGCAACTGCTAGAGCCGCAATTTCGCTTCTTGCTTTAAAACCTGCTAACTGTTTTTCATTTAAAGCATCACCCTCGTTGAATAATCTTTGATACTTTTCAATTTCTGCCAGTGTTCTTTCATACTCTGGTAATTTTTTTAATTTTTCATCAGCCTCTAGTTGTCCAGCCAAACCACCACTGGCTTCAATAGCAGCTACATCCGGGGTAGTTGCACCTTGCTCACCACCAACACCTCCACCTGCAAATTTGTCAACAGCATCTGAAAATGTAGTAGTAGCACCTTGGAAGGTATTACTAAATGCAATCAAACGATTATCATCAGCAATAGCAGCTTTTTGTTGCTGTTCTCTTAACTTATTAGCATCAGTGGTTGCTTTATCAGTTGCCTTTTTCTGCTCAACTAAGAAATCTTCAAAGAATTTGTTATATTCTGGCGTACCTTCTGTCAATCCCTTTTTAGCTGCTGCTTCTCGCACAGCAGCTTCTTGATTTTCTGCTGCCCTAGCCATGTCAGCAGTTGCACCGTATTTTCCGCCTGTCATTCCTGTATCTGCACCGGTTGCAGCAAGTGTGCTAGCACTTCTAAGAGCCGCTGATTTAGTTTCTTTTACTAATTGACGAGTTTGATCAGTTTGTGATCCTATATTCTTATCAAGTTTATTTAAAAAATCATTACTATATGTTTGCCGTGCTATCACAGTATCTTTATCCGTGACTGCACCCTTTGATGCACCTAATTTAGCAATTCCGGCACCTTCTTGTGTTAATCCTTTTGATATTAACATTTCGGCCATCTTTGCATAACGACCTAATCTTTCTGATTCTGCTTTGTCACCTTTTTCTTCAGCGACCATCTGAGCAGCACGTAATTGCTCTATTGCCATTACTGCTTTTCTGGCATCTTCTTGTTCTTTGCGACTTGTGCCTAATAATGTAGCAGTTTTGTCTAATTCTTCTAAGTACTTTCCTGCACCAGTTGCTAACTCAGTTATTGTTTTTCCTTGAAGCAACCCTAATCGTGCTTGCAAAGCCATGTACTGTGCTGTTTTTTCTGCTTGTTCTTCAACTGAAATTCCTAAATTACGAAAGTGACCACCTAAAGAAGAAGTCATTTCACCAGTAACCGATGAAAACTTATCTACCCCTGCGGCTGCACCACCGGCAAACATACTCATTTCTTTTTGACTATTTTTAAGTACCGATGAAAACTTATCAATATCTTTTATTGCAAAGCCTGCTTTGTGTGCATTTTCAGTTAGTGCAGTAAGACCCTGAGAACCAACTAGACCAGCTTTACCAATATCCATATACGTGTCGTATAGTTTATCTTTAAGCGTATTGGCATTTTCTAAGTCTTGTGCTGCCTTTTCTTCTGCTTGGGCCCCTAAAAATTTCTCCGCGGCTGCCGTCAAACCAAGTGTTGCTGCTAATGCGGTCAACCCAGTAATTACCAAACTGACTGGTCCACCCAATGCTTTCAAACCAAATGATGCCATTATTGCAGAACTTCGCATTGCAAGAAGACCAGCGGTAGTAGTAACTAAACCAAACCCTAATTTTTCATAGAAAGCAGACTGTTCTTTCATCTGCTTTGCTTCCAATCTCATTCTGGCTATCTGTTGGCTATTTGCTAGTTTATACCCATCTGCACCTAATACTAATTGCGTATTGTACGCCATTTGTGCTTGAAAGGCACTCTCTATTCCTTCTTTCCATTGATTAAATGCCATGACCCCATAGTCTAATCCAGCGTTTAATGCAGTAAAGGCAAGATTTACTTTTATAGCTCCGTTAGCAGTAGCACCAAATCGCTCAGTTGCGACACCTTGGGCTGTTGATAATAGCCCACTAGCCGTTGACATTTGTGACATCGCCCCAGCAAATTTAGAACCCTGGTTCTTAGTACTGTTAGCTTCAATTTCTCTTTGTCTATTTTCTTTTTGATATGCTTCAATAGAAGCATTTTGTTCTTTTGTTAAACCAACTATAGCATCACGTTGATCTTGTAAGTTACGTAATTGTTTTTCAGTAGCAGTGTTTTGTTCTTTTTGTAACTTTAGTGTTTCAACTGATACTCCTTTAGCATCAGCTTCTGCCTTAAGACCTTTTTCAATAGTTTGATTTACTTCTTTTTGTAACGCAATTCTCTTTTTCAGTTCATCATCATCATCTTCCAAATCCGTAGTAAGTTCCTTTATTTTAAGACCAAACTTTTTAAGTTCTGTTTCCAATAATGATTGTGTTCTTTCAGCATCTCTAACGGACGATTCTGATGCATCCATACCGGTACGTATAGAAGTACCTAGCTGGTTAAATAGTTCAGTTAATTTAGCTGAGGCTTCTGCGAGATTTGGATCTATATCTGCCATTTTATTTTATCCATAAATTACACTTATAAATAGTGTATATGTATTTATTGTTTATAAAATACATAATTTTGGAGAATACACAATGAACAACCCACTAAGACAATATTTCCGTAGACCTGCGCTATATGTTACTTTACCTAGTAAAGGTACTTTTTATCCTGAAGGATCAATTGAAATGCCAGACAACGGTGAATTACCGGTGTTTCCAATGACAGCAATTGATGAGATTACTAGTAAAACTCCAGACGCATTATTTAATGGAGTTGCGATAAGTGAAATTATTAAAAGTTGCGTGCCGGCAATCAAAGATCCATGGGCTATGCCTAGTATGGATATTGATGCTGTATTGATTGCTATTCGTGCTGCAACCAATGGAAATGATTTGGAAATATCATCTACATGCCCTGCATGTGAAGAAGAAGCTACTTACGGAGTAAATTTAATTGGATTGCTATCGGGCATGAGTTCAGGTGATTACGCAAGTACATTAAACTTAGGTGATTTAAAGATTAAATTTAGACCATTGAATTACAAAAATATCAACACTGGTAATTTGTCTCAATTTGAGATGCAACGGGAAATTGCAGCAATAGAGATCATGACCAATGATGAAGAACGTAAAGAAAAATCTAGTACCATAATGCTTAGAATTTCTAAAATTAACGGTGAAATGATGGCTAATAGTATTGAATATATTGTTATACCTACAGGTGAACAAGTGGATAATAAAGAATACATTGTGGAATTTTTAGAAAATTGTGATAAAAATACATTTGAGAATATTAGAAAACACATAGGCTCTCTACGGGAAAGTTCCACAACTAAACCTCAGAAAATAAAATGTATTCACTGTGCCAATGAATATGAACAACCACTAGCATTGAATGTAACTGATTTTTTCGGTTAAGGCTTCTATCTCTTTCCCCAGAAGGGGTACAGAAGCTACTAGACGGTATGGAACAAGAGTGCAAAGATATTAAGAAAAATGCGTTAAAGTTTTCTTGGTATCTTCGAGGTGGGGTATCATATGAGGACGTATTAAATATGAGTCCAGATGAACGCACGGCATTAAATCAGATAGTAGAAGAAAACTTAGAAACAACCAAGAAAACTCAATTGCCATTCTTTTAATTATTGACGGAATTATTCATTTATCAATTTTGGGTTCTTTCAATAACAGATGAACTAGCGTTCATCTAAGAACTCACTGCGTTCGTTCTTTGTTTTTACGGTACTTCATTGTTTATACTTTGATTGGATCAAAGTATATATTGCCGATTTGAGAGCCATGGTAGTGCAAATTTGCACTACCGTTGGATAAAAGTGTGTTTGCCACGACCGTCGACCTTTGCCATCTATTCCCCGTATAATCACCTATTTCTGACATTATACGCAACCGGTTGTCCTGTAATGTTTTTGGGACTGTA